ACGTGGCGTTGAAATGGTTCGATACGGACGTGGTCGGCATTGACCTGGGCATTACACTGCTGAGCGCAGAGAATCTGCTGACCGGCAACGTCTGGCGATGGTTCATGGCGAATAAAGCCGTACCCCAGGCAATGGATCTCGCAGGTTTCAGCCATCCAATGTCAGAGGCGTACCCCCCACGAAGAAATAATAAGCTGAGAGACTTGTTTTAGCTTGTCGTAAAAACGTGAAGACAGCCGAGCGCCGGAACAATAGCAGGTCCCGCCACCTGAAGCACGAAACCGAAAGCGCCCAGCCGGCGTGCCAGGGCGTGGGACAGAAACAGGGTGTTACGGCTCACGCCGTTACGAGCTTGACCTTCTGTTGGTCCCACGATTGACTGGTGGTCTCAACAAGAGTGGAGGCGTGTGTAATACGTGTGTCCGCTACCAGAAAAATCCACAACTTCTGTGGTATCAATGGATTAAAACAGTCCGATCCCCACTAGCTTCCGGGATTCCTTATCCATCACGCACACCGCTTACGACCCGTCATTTGTAGAGCATACTTCAGGATCGACCTGGATGACGCGGAATTCCAAAAAATACGAACACTGTTTTCAGACAGATAGCATCACGCGTTTGGCGGCCGTGAACAGACAACTGTTAGTTTGGGGCAGGAGAGAGTTGATTCGGGGCGCTCTTCGAAAGATAGCGCCCCCTTTTTTGTAGGGCCCGAGGATGGGAGTGCAAACGTCTGCAAAGAACCCGAAGGGGAAAGAGGAGAAACCAGACAGACGACGCAAGCTGCAAGGCACTCGGAGAGAACGAATCGCGGAGCTGCTGGAAAGGATCGAAGCACAACTCGATGTTGGCGAAATGAAAATCACACTGGCGGACTTCATCCGGCTGACGCAATTAGAGCGGGAACTCGAGCAAGAGGATCAGCCGAGGGAGATCATTGTCACGTGGAAAGATGCGCCGGAGAAAAACGTTGGATAGAGATCAACTACGCACCGCTCCCATCGCAGAGGAAGTTTCACGATTCGAAAGCCCGGTTCAAGGGATTCTCAGGACCGATTGGGTCAGGAAAGAGCCAGGCATTGTGCCAAGAAGCGATCCGGCTAAGTTATCTAAATCCTGGCCGGCAGGGATTAATCGGCGCGCCGACTTATCCTATGTTGCGGGACGCGACATTAACGAGTTTTCTTGAGGTATTAGGCGGCAACGCAATTCGGCACGAACTGAATAAGTCCGAACTCGTGCTGGTGATGAAAGACACGGGCTCACGGATCTACTTTCGGTCCGTGGATGACTTTGAGAAGTTGCGTGGGACTAACCTAGCCTGGTTCGGACTCGATGAGCTGACGTATACAGCCGAAGAAGCATGGCTCCGGCTTGAAGGCCGTTTGCGCGATCCATTGGCCCAGCGGCTGACTGGCTTCGCGGTGTGGACGCCAAAGGGGTTTGACTGGGTTTACCGAAAATTCATTCGGGAGCGCGTAGACGGATACGAGGTTGTGCTAGCGAAGCCATATGAAAACAGGCACATCCTGGACAACATACCGGATTTCTACCAGCGTTTGAAGAGCAGTTACGACGCGAAGTTTTTTGAGCAGGAAGTATTAGGCGAGTATCTGAATGTACAAGCCGGCGTTGTATATGAGGCATTCCAACGAGCACGGAATGTGAAGGCGGTGGAACTCGATCCCGAAACGCCATTGTTCTGGGCTCTCGATTTTAATGTCGATCCGATGTGCTCGATTGTCGCGCAGAAGAGGGGGGATGAGGTGCGGATACTGGACGAAATCATGTTGAGCCGGGCCAGCACGGAACAGGCGTGCGAGGAATTTCATACGCGGTATCCGAATCACCAAGCTGGAATCGTGATTTACGGCGATGCCTCGGGGCAGAGGCTACAGACGGCAGGAACGACGGACTACCAAATCATCAAAGAATACTTTCGGCAAACAGCATATCGAAATGTGAAATTTCGCGTGCCGCCCAGCAACCCGAGCGTCCGCGAACGAGTCGCACTTGTAAATGCGAAGCTCTTCTCCGCGAACGAAGAAGTGCATTTGTTCGTTCACCCTCGATGCAAAGGGTTAATTGCGGACTTCGAAGAGATCACGTTCAAGCCGGACACGAGCGTCATTGATAAGGAGAGGGATTCCAAACGGACTCATCTCTCGGATGCGCTTGGATACGTGATATGGCAGGAGTGCAAGGCGCGCGCCAGCTTTGGGGAACAGAACCGCCGGTTGATCTAGCGCGTGATAAGAGATGAACACCAGCAATAGCAGCTTCGATATCAACCACGAACACCCGGAGTATTCAGCGAAGCGGGCGATGTGGAACCGCTACAGAGATCTATATGTCGGCGGTGAGCAGTTCATTGCTCATGCCGATCGGTACTTGGTGAGGCGCCAAAAAGAGCCTGGGGACGTCTACGCCGAAAGGTTGAGCCGCAGTTTTTATGAAAATTATGTTGGATCGATTGTCGATTGGTATACGGCAACGCTGTTCCGCCGCGAACCGGTCTTGACATTGGAAGGCACGAATGAACGCGCGCGACACTTTTTCAGCGAGTTTATAGAGGATTGCGACCTGAAGGGCACCAATCTTGCCGAGTGTTTCAGGAAGCAATTCGTGGAAGCGTTAGTCTGCGGGAAAAGTTACGTGCTAATCGATTTTCCGCGTTTAAGTAAGCCCGCGGGAACGCGCGCCGAGGAGGACGAACGAGGGGCATCACGAGCTTATCTCGTCAGTTACTCTGCCGATGAACTCATTAATTGGAGCCATGATGACCGGGGGCACTATCAGTGGATCGTGCTCCGAACAAGCAGTTTAAAGAAGAATAGGGTCGAGGACTCAGCGTGGGCCAAGCAAACACGGTGGGTGTACTACGACAAAGAACGGTACAGGATTTACGAGCGGTCAGAGGAAGGCGCGGGCCGAGGAGCGATAGAAGTGGTCGCCGAGGGGCGTCATGGGCTGGCGAAACAATCGCGAGTGCCAGTGGTCGAACTACGAATCTCCGAGGGGTTGTGGCTTCTGAACAAGGCAGGCTCGTTGCAACTTGAGCATTTCAACAAGTCAAATGCGCTCGGTTGGGCACTTACCATGGGGCTGTTTGCGACGCCGGTTGTATATTCGGACCGGGAGTGGGATCAGGTAATGGGTGAGTCCTATTACATTCAGCTGGGGCCCCAAGACCGGTTTGGATGGACGGAGCCGGCAGGAACTGTATATCAGATCGCCGCCGACAATCTAACACGATTACAGGAAGAAATCTACCGCGTGTGTTACGTGACCCACGCAGGCGGGTCACTTTCCGGAAGTACCAGTCAATCCGGTATTAGCAAGCAGCGAGATTACGCGATAACTCAGGAAGTACTTCGCGCGTACGGAGATGCGGTGAAGGACGCGATGAAGCGCGTGTTGCGCGCGATCGAGGCTGCACGAGAAGACGGCCTTAGCATCGACGTGTCGGGTATGGACGAGTTCGACATCGGGGACTTCGGCACTGAGCTAGACGATGCCCAACGGTTACTCAGCTTAGGGATCGCCTCACCGACTCTCAAAAGGCAGGTTCATAAGAAGGTAGCGTTTCAATTTCTGTGCGACGTACGGCAGGAAGTGAAAGACAGGATCGGCCAAGAGATCGATCAGGAGCAGTGATGGGCAACAAAGATATCCCACCCGATAAATCTTCCGAGGAGAGAAAGATGGATGAGAAACAGGTAGAACAGCCGGAGCTGCGCTCCATGGTGCGCGGGGTGATCGAGGAGTTTGTTCAAGCCGAACGCGCGAAAGCGGAGCCTGCTTACAAAGCGGAGTTAATGGACGAGCGTAAAAGGCGCGAAGACTTGGAACGCCGAGTCAACGAGCTGGTGCAGGAGAACCACGCCAGTCGAAAGATTGCAGAGGAGGCGGAGCGAAGCTCGTCGGTTCGGGCCGAGCTGCAACGGCTGGGTGTAGCCAAAGTCGACTTGGCATATCGGGTTGTGAAGGATGATATTCAACGCAGCGACGATGGGCGGCTGTTTGCAAAAACAGGACAGGGTGAGGTTCCGGCGCGAGAATACTTGGTTCAGTTCGTCCAGGACAACCCAGAGTTGCTGCCTGCACGGATTACGGGGGGATCGGGAATGGGTTCGGAGCCGAAGGTGGCCCAGACAACAGGCGGGCTTGATCTGGAAAAAATTCGACCGGGCATGAGTCCGGAAGAACTGGAAAAGGTACGCCACGAGATCTCGCGGGTAGCAAGTCAGACGCTGCGAGGTCGGTGATAGGCGCCGGAAGCGAATCAAAAAAGTCTTCCCGGCAGGAGTGAACAAGAGAGGAGTAATAAGTGGCAGCAATTACATCAGCGAATGTCGCAAGCGCGATTGTTAAGTTGGTAGCAGTAGACGCACTTCCGGCCCTAGTTAGCAACCTGATTATGGGGAATCTAGTTAACCGGGATTACGAGCCGACGTTGGCGCAAGCCGGAGATACGGTGAACGTGCCGATTCCCCCGACCCTAGTCGCGAACAATATCGCGGAAGGGGGCACGGTACAGACCCAGAACCCGAATCTGGGGAATGCGCAAATCGTTCTGAATACGCACGCCGAAGCCACCTTCCAGATTCCGGACATAACAAAGGTGCTGGCGGTGCCCGATTTGTTGAAGTTGTACATGCAGCCGGCGGTGGTTGCGATTGCGGAGCGAATCGAGTCGGATATCTTAAACCTCTATTCACAGTTCAGTTCCAATACGGCAATCGGGACGGCCGGCGTTCCGCTAACGGAGGCCTCCATTGATGCGGCAGAAACCGCACTGTTCCAAGCCAAGGTTCCCGCGGGAGCCGGTAAGTATTTAGTCGTTGATCCGACCACTTACTCGGCGCTTCGGCAGATTCCCCGATTCAGCGAGTACTATTCGGCGGGAGATGCGGGTCTACGTGCTCTGATTGATGGGGCAGTTGGGAAGATCAAGGACTTTTTCGTTTTCCGATCACAGCTCGTGCCGAGGACGGGTAGCGGGCCGGTTAACACGCATAATCTCGCTTTTGCTCGAGACGGGATCGGTCTGGTAGTTCGGAGGCTCCCGCAGCCGCTGCCTGGGACGGGAGCGATCGCAGAATACGCGGACATGGGCAACTTCGGAATTCGAGTAGTCATGAGCTATCAGCCGAGCACGTTGGCCCAGCAATTCACGGTTGACGTTTTGTACGGGACTGCGGTTCTCCGGAACTCTTTCGGAGTTCAGGTCAATAGCTGAAGGTCAAGCGACGAGGCCGGGTCGAACGGACGCATCGATGCGTCCGTTCGCAATAGTTGAGGACAACATGGATTTGAGGCTGTTCTATCAAAAGTTGCGGACAATCGAGCAGGAGATTGCAGAGACGCATGTAGTAGTGGTCAGCAATGAAACACCGGATGGGGGACGAGCCGGTCAAAAGGTCGAAGTATCTCGAAGAAATGCAGCTCGTCTGATTCTGGAGGGCCGCGCTCACTTAGCTACAGCGGAAGAGTCTGCCGAATACCGGAATGGCGTCCAGGAGGCAGTGCAGGTTGCGCAGCAGCGAGCGACGGCTGAGCGAGTTCAAGTGAATCTGATCTCAGACGCGGATCTTCGCGCGCTCAAAAGCGCCGTTCGGCCGGAAAAACGATAGCGCAACTGGTACGACGATGGCTTTATTTACGGATGGCCCCCTGATCTCTGCGGAGGATATGCAGAAATGTGAAAACAGCATCCTCAACCTCGCGAGCATAGAGAGTATCGACTTGGCTGGGAAAATAGCGTTGGCTCAGGGCGAGATTGCAAATCAGCTATTACTTTTCTTGCTTCGCAGGTTGCCACCACGGAATGTCATCGATGTTCCTTGGGCGCGGCAGACTAGGGACATCAACGATGTGGTCGTGACCGAGCCTCTGCGTCAGTGGCACGTCCACAAGGCTCTCGCAATGGTATATCGCGACGCATACAACAATCAGCTTAACGATCGCTATCAAAGCAAGTGGACGGAGTACGAGCAGCTAGCGAAGGCAAGCTCCCAAAACTATTTCCGGATCGGAGTCGGCGTGGTAGCCGATCCGATTGCGAAAGCCTCGATCCCGCTTCTCTCTACTACGGCGGGTGTCGGCTCAGGCGGGACGTTCTACGCTGCGGTAGCCTGGATGAACGGAGCGGGACAAGAGGGCAACGCGAGTAACATTGCAGAAATTACGACGTCGGACGGTCAGCAAGTAGTCATCACCGCGGTAAACCCACCGGCGAATGCCACCAGTTGGAATGCGTATGTTGGCATATCACCCGAGACGATGAGTCTTCAAAATAGCGCACCAATTGCGATTAACTCAAGCTGGGCCATGATATTGGGCGTGCAGCGAGGGATTCCACCGGGAAAAGGCCAACCGGCAACATGGTTTCTTGTTGACAATCACGTCATTCAGCGAGGTTAACCGATGCCTCAGATAGCAAGCGCGACCACAACGAAGCTTATTGGAATCCTTGCTTCGAGGGGTGGTATTGCCGGAGCGCTGTCGGCTTTATCGTCGCAGCAGGGACTGGTGTTACCTGCTATTACGCCGCATCAGATCATCGCGCAAAACGTAGCACCTGAGTTGTCAGAACGCAGCACCGTTAGCAAGTACCCGCTCATCTACGTCTACTGCAGCAAAATGGTCAACGACCTTCGAGAGAAATTTCGGAAGTTTTCAGGAGACGTTCAGATGGTGGTAGAAACGCGAGTTTCACAAGATCGTCTTGATCAGATCGAAACCCATCTGCAAGCTTATGTCGATGCCATCACTGGAGTGCTCGACAATAACAGGGGCGATTGGGGCGATGGTGTGTTTTATAGCGGCGGATACGAGGTCGCTTTCGGCAGTGTCAAACAGGGCGGGCGCAATTTCATACAAACCGCAAAAGTATCCTTTGCAGTGGAAATCAGCACTGACTAACATTATCGGCCAGAATTGCATATGTCCTATATCTCATCGAATGACAATCGGTTCTATGTTGCTTTGGAGCAGGGTTATGGCAACGCAGCAGCTGCGAGCACGAGCAACCGCATCCCGGCAGTGAAGTTGACTACCAAACAGCAGACGGAGAAGGTTCAGCGCAAGGACAAAACGGGCTCGCGGACATTCGTGGGAAACCCGAGCGGGCTCAGGAAGCAGACGAGCTTTGCGCTTCAGACCTACATGGCGACTTGGGCCGACCAAACCGCGGCGCCAGCGCACGGACCTTTGTTCCAAGCTTGCCTGGGCAACCCGCCTCTGCAATCAAACGGGGGGACCGTTTCCAATGCAGCCAATGCTTCTCAAATCGCATTCACAGCTCCGCATGGACTTGCACCAGGACAGGCAGTCACGAGCGCAGGTGAGATGCGCTTCGTCGCGGCGATCGTAGACGCTCAAACAGTACAGTTGAACGCGCCATTTACGGTAGCACCCGGTGCGAACTCGCAAACTGGCCCGACTGCTACATATCAACCCGCGACGAACCTCCAAAGCGTAACGCTCTTCGACTACTGGAATCCGGCGACGGCAGTGCAGCGCGTTCTAGCGGGCGCGGCGATAGATGCTCTGACCGTCAAGGTAAATGGAGACTTCCATCAGTTCAATTTCAGCGGCCAGGCACGGGACCTAGTTGACAGCTCAAGTTTCGAAAGCGGGCAATGTGGATTGGCCTCTTTTCCGCCTGAACCCGTGGTCGACCCTCTCAGTTACTCGATTATTCCGGGACATTTGGGTCAAGTATGGCTCGGCGGTACGCCGCAACGGTTTCTTACTCTGACAGACGCAGAAGTCTCTTTTAACAACAATCTTGTGCTGCGAGCGTCGGAGTTTGGCGCGGATCTTCCAAGCGTAATCGTGCCGGGGCAGCGCACGGTATCTCTCACTTTTAGCATTTACCAGCAAGATGACCCGGCAACCGCCGGTCTTTATCAAGCTGCGCGGCAAAGATCGCCAATCAGCGTAATGATCCAGCTTGGCCAACAACAAAGTCAATTATTCGGCGTTTACATGAAGAGCGTTGTGGCAGAAGTGCCGGGATTCGAAGACTCCGATAAACGCCAGCAATGGCAATTTCAGAGTAGCCGGGCGCAAGGGAGCGTGGA